CTGTTGCGTTTTCCATATTAATAGTTATCTCCGCTATAGTTAAGTGCGCAGTTTATTTAAGGTATTTTAGAGATTTCGGTAAAATTACTTTTCCATAAAGCAAGCAGTGTCGGGCTCGCCCCACTCATATTTGTTATTGATTACCCATTCTCTGGGCACAAAGCACTCTGGAGCTTCATAATCAAAGTCTGCCACGATTTCTAACCCTGTCTGTTCAGGTTCGATATACTCGGGCATCCACATACTAGCCGTCCTGTTCGTACAATGCCCAAGTACCAAATGGTGGATTGGGATTCTTATCACCGTGTATGATAAACACTGTGTCACAGTAGTTCTCATCGCCCCAGCTGTTCCACGGATAACCATCAGTGAACATAACCAGTCTTTTAGGCTCAATTGCTTCTGATTTCAGCCAGTTAAACACACAATCAAAGTCTGTGCCACCGCCGCCAACCAATTCGTATTCTGAAATCTCGTCTAAGTTGTCGCTGTTGAAGTCTTGCGGATTGTAAACTTCAGTGTCAAAGCAAACGATTTTGATGTTAAAGCTGCCAAACTCTTCAGTGATGCCTTGTACTTCACTCAAGAAGTCTCTGCCTTGTGCTTCACCAATTGACCCTGACATATCCATTGCAACCACAATGTCAACCATTTCGTCATAGTTCATACCAGGCAGGATAGCATCACTGTCCCACCCTTTACGATGCACTCTGTTAAACGTATAGTCACTTTTGATAGTGCTTTGCAATTGCATGCGAAGCAGTTCACGCCAGTTCATTTTGGGTTCAGTTAGTTGACTGATCATACGTTTCACACCAACGGGCAAATTGCCTGCGTCTGATGTTTGCGCGGCACTGAGCATGGCTTCTTTGAGCTCTTCTTTGATTGCTTCGCGTTCTTCTTTGCTGTAATTGGCAGGGCCTTTGCCGTCCTTGCCATCACCAGCACCGTTGCCATTTGGGTCAAGATGTTGATCCACCATTTGATTAAGTAAATCGTCAATGTTGATCTTGTCAGCATTTTCGTACAAGTCATCGTACACTGCTTCGCTTTGCCAATCCAGATATTTGTCGTCATACAAGCAAGGAACAGTAGTGATAAACTCACCTACCTTGTGTTTTTTAAGGTCAGCATTTACGCAATAGTCTGCGGCAATGTTATACAACATCGGGTCTCTGTCTTCCCGACGTCCAAAGTGATCATATACACAGTGCAACACTTCATGCCCAAACAAGAATTCAACTTCTTTGGGCTTGAGCATTTTAATGAATTTGGTGTTATAGTAAAAGTTACGACCGTCTGTGGCGGCAGTTGGGCACCACTCGTCTGCATTAACCAATGTAAGGCGTGTAGCAAGGTTGCCAAAGAAACTGGCACGAAGCAACATACCAACCCTGGCAGTTACCAGTATTTCGCGCACTTCACGATCCACTTTAGGATCCATTGGGCCTAATATGTCTTTGAACTTGTCTGCTACATCTTTGTTTACGGTGGTATCTGTACTCATAGCTTGCTCCTAACTGTTATATATATTATAACACACATAGCCTATAGGTCAACCTTTTTTAAGGTATATTTTATACGCACCAGAGTTTTGTTGCTGGCACAATCTTATATTTGGATCTAGATGTGCCCAAGCAGGCAACTCTTTTGCAATCTCACCTTGCCCTGTGATTACAACAACTGACTTATGTCCTGCATATTTGCAATCTACGATAAACGCACTAAACCGATGCCAAGCATTGTGAACAGTGTATCCGTGTAAATCCAGTCTCATATTATGATCCTTTGATGGGCCATCTTAGTTGTAAGAAACTTAACTCTTTATCGCTCTTGAGATAAATGCGAAGATTCTCACTGCCGTTTGTCCAGGTCCACAGTGGATTTACACATTTAGGATTATTGCTATCAAGTACATTAAATTGTAAACGTTTTTGTAGCATATTTTTTATTTGCATAAAATCACGAACTTCAGCACTGTAACCGTATGTGTCAATCATCCATTCCATTACTTGATGGAAATCTGCAGGACCAAGCTGATTACGCGGAAAGTCTATACAACAATCAAAATGAGCGTTGTGTGCATAGCGACCATCTAATTTTTTAATACGATATTGCATAACACTAGTATTTAAGAGCAAACAGTATGGCGTCTGATTCTTCATAGAAATGAAAACACACTGAAAAATTATTCCCACCACTGGAATCACCAGCTATCTCTTCCCAATTGGGTATGTTAGCCTGACTCCATTGCCAGCGTTCACTAGGGCGTCCAAATGTGCTATGTACATCTTTGAGCAACTTCATCCAATCATCTGGATTGTAAGGCTCGTAATGACGAAACACCCTGTGGTAACCATCAAGGTGTCTCTTTAGTAATTCATCTGTTTCTTTTAGTGTTTGAGAGATATGAGTGAGGCCCTGCATAGCCCTATGCCTTTAAAATTACAGTTAGAAAGTGGACCTCACTCATAACAGGTACTAGCTTTGGCTAGCCAGTATATACTTGCCATAACGGTTGTGGAACTCATCAAAGTTCTTCAACTTGGTTGGCTGGAATGGAAGGTTGTATGTGGTAAGTGCAATTCGCGCACCCATAACAACCAATTCAGTTTCAAAGTTATCCATCATAAAGCGGAAGAAGTTATCAGTCATACCGTGCCACTCTGATTCTTTTACTGAACCCTGTGACTCTTTGAGTTCGTAGCACATGGAAATAACCAAGCTGTACATAGCTGATACTTCTTTGACTTCTAGTTCTTTGACCTTGCCTGATAGCACATCTTCGGGATTGGGCAGTTTACCTGCAATCTTTCTATGTGCCTGGAACTTGACAGCAAGTCCTTCGCCAATAGCACCTGCAACCAAGTCAGTTGCAGTAGTATCTTCCATTGGCTCGTCCAACAGCTCACTTACAAAACTCCACGAGCGTGGTGTAGCAAATGCACGACTTGCACTTTTAGCATCAAAGTCATACAAGTCCTGTTTGGCAAAGCTCAAGTAACCTACAACGTCCTCATGGATATTGTTGTTAACAGCCCAGTCCAACCAAGCCTCAAAGTCTGCTCTCATTTCAATGTGAATGAAACGATTGGCAAGCGGAGTAGGCATACGGTAAGTTACACCTTTGTCTGACTCTCTGTTACCGGCAGCAATAACAACAACATTGTCTGGCAATACATATTTGCCAATACGACGATTCAAAATCAACTGATAGGCAGCCGCTTGTACACTAGCAGGCGCCGCATTCATTTCGTCTAGGAATAGCACAACTACAGGATATTGTGCAGCAATTTCTGGAGTAGGAAGATCAATTGGCGGTGCCCAATCCATCATGCCTGTTTCTTTGTTGTAGTAAGGCATACCGCGCAAATCAGTTGGATCCATTTGGCCCAACCGCAGATCATACATGATACCTGACATTTCATTTGTGATACCATCAACAACTTCTGATTTGCCAATACCTGGAGGTCCCCAAAGGAACACTGGGCGTTTACGTTTGAAAGCAACTTTAATTGCTTTGGTTGCACCAACTGTGGTGACTGTACGATATTCGATAGCATTTGACATAGGGCTAATCCTTTTCTCTATTTTCTAACTGTACACTTAGTATAACACACTATCATTGTGTGTCAACCTAAAAACCAAATTAAAAACGCAGCAACACAAATCCATGGAGCATACTGCCAACCAATGCGAACAAAGCCAAACACAACTGCAAAGACAACTCCAACTGTTACTCCCGTCATTATCAACGGAAGCAAAACATCCCAGGCTGTTCCAATATCACCACCCATGATTGATCTCCTAATCTAATCTTGAACCAGCATATATTGTTATGCCAGTTATTTCTTGGAACTTGGCAGCATATGCTTCGGCACCTGCTTCTTTGATGTCCACATTCTGTCCACCATATCCACCTGGATTCCACAACTGAAATGACTTGCTCCAGTCTTCTTTGCTAAAGCCTATTTGCTTGAGCGCCTTGCCAACTTTGCTGTTTGCTCGCACACCATAGATGTTCACATAACCAAAGCCACAAGCGCCAATCTGATCACCATAGCCTTCGCTGATCTTTGCGTTAACTGCTTCTTTGGCGGCTGTATCTGCTGCTTCGCTAGCAAAGATAACTGCACTTGCGGTTGCATCTGAAAGGATTTGTTTTGACATATCTTGCTCCTGTTTTCTAACTGTATATACAGTATAACCGGAAAAAGCCAAATGGTCAACCTTTTTCTTTAATTAAATGTAAATAAAACGCTTTCGCGCACGTTTCCTGCTAGTACCCGGTTGGTACCATGTGCTTTACGCTGTGTATTGTCATTGATATAGCCTGCAAGTGGCCGATATGGAGTTTCAGTGCGTGGCAATCCTCTATCATTTACTATAGTATCGGTACCATGCTTGGCCAATAGTTCAGTATTGCGATCTCCAATATACCACTGGGTACCACCTGAATCAATCGCTTTATCACCAGTGTATACCTGTAATAAAACTTTGTAATTGTCATGATCAAAGTGCCAACTCAAACTATGTCCAGGAAGATCAATAAAGATATCTACATTGCTACACTTCAAACCAGGAAAGTCAGTTAGTTCGCCTACAGGACCGGCTAGCCTTGACCCTATGTTATTCAGTTCTGCATAGTTGTTGGGCATGGCCATCAGTCTGTTGGGTGTAAGCATCTGCCATGCTGTGGCAGTTTCTCTATAGGTACGCTTTACTGTGTAGAAATCCTGTTGACTAGAAAACACGCTGTTCAAGTACCAAAGTCCTTCACCGAGATACTCTGTAGTTCCTAACATTGCTCAGCTCCAATTACAACAAATGCCATAGCATATGGCGGCTCGTCACTGATTGATACACAGAGATTGGCTTCGTATCCTGGCGGAGTTAATGATTCGAGAGCTGTTTTGCAACGACCAGTTAATGTAACCTGTGGTGCTCCATTTGGTGCAGAAACAGTTTCTGCTTCGCGCCAGTTACAGCCTTTTACACCCAGTGACTTGTACACTGCTTCTTTGACTGCAAAACGCTTGGCAAAATAGCTGGCTTGATCTTGGGATTGTTCTATTTCGGTATCAGTAAAACAAGTTTTCACAAATCGATCAGGATGCCTCTGCATTGCAGCTTGGATACGTCGTGTATCAACTATGTCAGTGCCTATACCCAGGATCATGTTATCGTTTAGCTGATCCCCAAACATCACGTGCCGGAACACGAATAAAACGTTTGTTGGTTTCGTTTTTATTGGGATTTGCTACTGTAAGCATCACAGGCTTTCCTGCTAGATGTGCTTCCATCTTGTTGCTTGCTTCTTCAGCTGAGCCAACATATCCACGGCGAAGTGCTTTTTGAATGCGTTTGCTAAAGCTGTTAGGATTCTGGTTTACAATGCCTTTGGATGTTTGTGTTGATCGTGATCTTTTTTTACCCATTTGTTTGTTCCTCTATTGCTGACTGTATGTCCGAGACTGTGTTCACTGTTTCAAAATTATCGTTATTGATGACAAAATTGTACTCACTTTCCAATATCAACATCAATCGCACATGCGCCAAACTATCCCATTTAGGGTGCATGCCACGAGCCGACGTGTCCAAAATATCATCAACTGAACATTCTAACGCATCAGCTAGTATAGTTTTTGCTGTTGTTGTCATTTTTTCCTTCTATAAATTTAATTATCGATTTGTCTACGCACTTCTATTTTTATCGCGGCCAGGTCAACTTTATCATTTTCAGTTTTTGGAAAACTATCAACACAAACAATGTCAAATGGTTGTGCATATCTATCCAGTGTCTTTGCTGTGGTTTGTAATATGTCTTGGATGTCGGATTTATTGAAGACCTTTCCCTCTACTACTGCATAAATTTTATTATCCAATTGAACTGCTACTGCTGCCGATTTGGCAGCATCCGAAACAGCTTTGGCAACTTCCTCTAATTCAATACGATATCCATTAACCTTCACTTGGTGGTCTATGCGTTCGATAAAAAACAGTTTGCCGTTTTCTTTTTTTGCCCAGTCACCTGTAAAGTATACTCTTTCAGGGCCTTGTCCAATATCCACTGTCCGAAAACTTTTTTTCGTCTGCTCTGGATTATTCCAATAACCAACCGCCAATTGTTCGCCCGCTATCACAATCTCACCTTCTAGATCAGACACCTTTCCATCAGAGTCTATCAAGTATATTCGGGTTCCTGCAGCTGTGTCTCCTAACGGTAAACTTGGATGCTTTATGCAAATCAAATCATCGTTGTTGATTGAGCTATAGGTAATAGCCACTGTTGTTTCAGTAGGTCCATAAGTGTTATAGATTTGTACATTGGGTGCGGCTTTTTTTAATGCCAGTACATGCCGGGGAAGAAGTGCTTCTCCGCAACTGTTAAAAACAACTAGATCGGGCATGCTGTCTGGTTCAAGTTCTCCAGAGTTTTCCATTAAATCAATAACACTGGATGTTGAATTCCAAACTGATATCATTGCTGATTTAATTTTTCTTGCAGGAAACATTTTGTCAACGTTGCTACCAAAAGGTATCAGTGTTGCGCCACTTGTTAATGCTCCGTATATATCCGAAACTGATGCATCAAATGATATAGCAGGATGCTGGCTTACGCGATCTTCTGGTATGATACCACTATACTTGATAAACTTCTTTACATATCTGGCATGAGCTGGCCTGGTTATTTCGACACCTTTTGGGACTCCTGTAGAACCAGATGTAAAGATTACATAAGAGCTTGCAAGTGAGGGTGCAATCGTAAACTCATTGCACCTTGCTGTGATGTCTGGCTTCAGTATTGGTAAGTTGGTGTTGAGACCTGATGATGAAACAACAAGATCAGGCAAAAACTGGTCTAAAATCATGTCAAGGCGTGCATCTGGCGATCGCACATTTACAGGTGCATAAGTTGCACCCGATACTACACTGCCCATCATTGCAGCATACGCAAGAGTACCTTGCGGCAAGTGTATCAAGATTCGTGGAGCATCGCCAAGTTGTCTATAGTGATTTGCAAAGTATGCAACTAGTCCTGCAAAATCTTTATACGTTATCAAACCTGATTCAGGGTCATCTACTGCTATACGGTTGCCGTAACGTTGCACAATATTAAAAAAGTCTTGTGCTATGGACATCAGTCAATTCCTCAAAAAATGGCGGGCAGTGTAGGATTCGAACCCACGGAACGCTCACACGTTCAAAAGATTAGTAATCTTCCGCTTTCGGCCACTCAGCCAACTGCCCTTATTCTTTATTGCATTTCCAACTTTTTGATAGTTGACAATGGCAAACTTACAGGATGTTCAAAACAACGTTGCGGAAACTCTTCCGGTACTGTTTCAATCAAAAATGGTGTATCCTCTGGTGACTGTCCCATTGGGCAACGGCAAATTGCTAGACCGTTTGCGTCAATTTCACAGTTCCAACTAAAGCAGTTTGATGCATTAAAGCCTTGCTTTAGCTCTGCTGGACATTCTTGTATGCTGCCACGCATTTCTTTTGGATTGTGTGAAAAGTCATTTTGCTGTCTTGGGTATTCAAAGCGCGGCCAAAATGTACTCCACACATGGTCAGCATCTGTGGGTTCACATGAACCTTGCATGTTGCCTGCATCAAGATCTGCCAGGTTAGGACCTTTGAGAATTGGGCATGAACAAATCACTTCAGGATATTCAACCCCAGAACTGTTGGTAATAGTACCACCAGTTGGTTTACAAGCACTGGCTGCACACAATGCAAACTGTCCGTTACAGATAGTTAAACCTTCGGGTGCTTGTGCAAATGCTGTGGCACTCCAAAAACTCAAAGCACAACAAAGCACTACAGCATGGAATAATTTTTCAAAATAACGCATAGTAGTTTCCTCCATTCACTTTTAATTATCGTCGTCGGAGTCTTCAAACTCAGTTTTTGGTTTGATATGCGAATACTTGTCTACGATGTCGTCCATTACTTCGCGCCCAACAAGCCCTTGTTCAATTTCTCTCAGTGCAGTCATGCCGCGTCCACCTGGACGATCAACCAATGGACGTACACCTTTGCTGTACTGACGTCCTCGATGTGCAGCTATTGTGATAAGGTCGAACTGTGATCCGCCAACTGCTTCGATGCCTGCTTTGTTGCTTACTCGTGCCATTGTAAATCCTCATTGTGGTTAAGTGGAATTAGCATATACGATTCAAAGTACTGTCACATGTTTAAGGAATCTACTACGGACTAGGGTAGGTTCAACACCTATGTTCTCCCATGGGCTTATCTACAGCCAGCAATTCCTCCTGATGCATGTTCAACAGTGGTCAACTGCACACCTAAAGTAACGGTACAGAGGCTCAGGATCTCAAATGTTTCCTTAACAGTTAGGAGTTGTGTGACTAAGACGCTTTTTTATACACACTTCAAACCGTATATGTTCTTATTGGTAAAATCTCAGTGTTTGAGTTTTACCGTTTTGGTCGCGGAAGGTAACAGTACTGTGCGAATATGCTTCGGTAGCAGTTTCATTGTAGCGAGTCTGTTGATGACATACACGTTGCGTTCCGCCTGTTGCAGTGCTGTTCTTATTACCAAGTATGCCGCCTAACAGTGCGCCTACTGCACCGCCATTGTCTACATTCTTTGTGACATTGTTGCCAATAATACCGCCAATAATTGCGCCACGCAGTGTATCACCGGTTCGATCTCCGCCAACTGTTCTGTTTTCACAAACTTCAACAACATATGGCTTGCGGTCAATCACAGTTTTGTAATGTTGGGTAATGGTTGCATTTACACTATCAACAGCATTAGCCGGCATAACATTGAGCACAAAGCCAATACCTAACAGCGCATAAAAAAGTTTATTCTTGGTCGTTTCTTTCAATGACAGTTTCATTGTCGTCTCCTTCTATAGGTACCAATATCATTATGCCCAGCTCGTTACATTCATATAACTTACCTGAAATGTATCTGCGTTCACCAGGTGATAGTGTAAAAGGATCTTTAATAACCAGTGGTTCTCCACATTTAGAACAAAAAGCATAGTTCCCAAACACGCTGGTAACTGAATAGTTATGTCCAAATAATGTGCAAGTCCAACTCATTTCGAATCCTTTACTATACTTATTATAGCACAAAAACTACCATAGTCAAGTAAAAAGTTGCAACTTTTCTGTTTCGAGGCAAGTTGCCAGCCCAGTAGTTTATGCCGCTAGGCGTAATCCTACAGGAGCATTATCATTTGCTGCTCTTAGTTGTTTTCTTGCGTTAACCGAGCTTGCGCCGGACAACTCCACTTGTCTAATAACTGCCAGTCGATCCTATTTCGCCCCCATCAAAAAGAGATTCTCATCCCGATATCCAATTGTAAACTGCGCGACATGCAACTGCTAGATACATTACTTCCATTAGTGTTCTTGGAACATCTTTATCTTTGTAGCCCATGTAAATCCAAATAGCACCACTGCTACCTGCTACAGTCCATCCTACCCACTGTGTTTCAGTGTTAGCATCACTCAGTATAAATGCACCAAGCATTGCAAGTAAGAATCCTATCCAGCGCCAATTGTCTAAATTTTTATAAAAACGAATCTTCATAAAAATCTCCTTTTGGTGGAGGCGGTGGGTACTGCCCCCACGTCCTGTTCAGCGTTGAACTCGCTTCAACATTGTATATTATTTATAACACGGTTTTACAGTGTTGTCAACCATTAATTACGGCCCATGTGCTTGCAGCCAGTGTCTCTGCTTATCCAATCCATTAGTTT